AGTGGTTAGATGGAAGTGATGGGTCAACTTTTTAACGGTGGCTGTATTGAACAGCGAACAGAGCGCTAGTGAGGGTTAAGAAGGTGATGACGGTGATCATGGTGTTTGAGATGGTTGAGTGGAATCAGTAGCCCAGCCAGTGAAGGATCGTTTTACCGTTGTCCCATTCCTGGGGTGTGGCTAATCCGATGAACTCGTCAAGGTCTGCGCTGTGCTCCTCGAATATCTGCTTGATGGCCCAGCTAGGTGCTTGGCCTTCGTCGTTGCAGGTTGCGAGGAACTGTTCTTCGTAGCTCATGGAGGCTGATGATGTGGCTATGTGGAAATGATATCAGAATGAAGCAGCTTTGGCAAGGTATGCGTCAACCTTGGCGCGAGCCTCGTCTTCAGTCTTGGCGTTGGCCTTGCGAAACTTAGGCATTTCGTAGTGCTTGGCGATCAGGTCAACCTTCAACTCCCGTGGATTCCAACGGAACTGGGCGAAGCGGCTGTTCTGATAGATGCCATTGGCCCATGTGTCTTTGGCGTCAAGGCTGGTGTTGATGAACACTGTTTCGTTGCCGCCGAGGTGTGACGTGTTGCGTGAGATGAACATGTTTGGTTGTGTGGCTTGCCCGTATCCTACACCCTCATGTGGTCAAGTGGATGTGAGCTTGTTACATATTGTTGTAATCAGTCCATGTCATCTGTGAACTGGAGAAGGCTGCATTCAAGTCTTGCCTCATTATCCAAGATCCATTCTTTCTCGACAGCTATTACGTCTTTGATTAGATCAAGCTGTTGTTGGCTGCACTCGGTGATGTCGATCAGGTCAGGCAGTGTGTCCACCCTGCTGCATAGGTGCTCCCAGACTTTCGTGGTCTGAGCGACGATGATCTTTTCATAGCGTTGTACCTTGTTCTGGTCCATGCGATAAGGATTCGTATTTGATGTGTGTGTTGATATGCTTAAATATTGATTGGCCACAGATGGGAGAAGATATAGAGAAGAGGCACGGATCAGACACGGTACCGTGCTGAGCCTAAATACCTAGTCAGAATCGGGGGCATCAATTCTCGCTAGATACAATATCTAATGAGATCCCAGTGATGCCAAGGGATTTGGTCTGTAGATCTCACCCCCTGCCCTGCCTAACGTGGTCTTAGGAGGGGGTGGGCCTCCCCTTTTCATAGGGAGGGGGGCCTAGGGGGGTAGACAGGCCTGGGCCCTAGGGGGATAGGCTTCAGAAATTTATGTCAATTTACTCTGAGGTCCAATTATCCCATTTAGGGACCTCAAACTGCCAAAGATGATCTACTTCAGGATGAATAGACATTCCTTCAAAAGGATCTATAACACGTCCCTCCATAGCAGCCCTTATAGATCTAACAAGCACAGGGTTCTTAGCCTTCTGAGCGGCTTCTAGAGCCCTCTGAAGTTGTTCATTAGTCGCCATAAGTCTAAGTAATCATCTTTGTGTTATCTGTCGGGGATTCCTCTTCTTCCATAGCCTCAGAAGCAAAGGATGTATCAGCTACAGGTTCTAGTTTTGGAAGATTGCTTTCATACATCTCCAAAGCCCATGTCTTAAGAGCTTTACCAGTATCAGTAAACTTAGCTACACCTAGAACTCTCCAACACTCTTTAGGGTCATAGTGAAGACGACTAGAGTCCTTATAGAAGGAGACAAAGTAATTAGGGCCTTCCCTAACTCTAAAGTACTCAAAGTTACACTGTCTAGTGTTACCTGGGAAGGATTCTATCTTCATAGTAATAGTAGTGAATATATGTATATGGCATTGTGATGATGGTGATGGTTATTGATATCACTTCTGCCAGCTCTGGGACTACCCAAGTCACCCCAGGGGGGTTCCTCGTGTTGTCTACGAGACCCCAACTGGGGTGTTCATTTGTGTCTTTATTAACAGGGATACAACTTAGTTTTAGGGCCAGTTGGCAACCCCAGGTATTACAACCTTGATGTTCTTGATTTAATTTTGGTCTTTCTAGAAAGCTAGAGAAAGGGATCCTGCGTGTAAAAGTTCACTAACAGGGATCCCAATCTCACCGCATATCCACACCAAAGGGCACCACTCCTCTGGCTTACATGGGCCCAATAGACCTCACCACTCCCAAACACCAGTCGTAGCAACCGAAGCAAGTTGTTTAAAGGACTGACCAAGAGCTAAAGCATCTGTAGCCATCTGAGGTTCATTTTCGAAGGCATACATCATTGCTTTCCATTCATCATTTTTTCGTATTGCTTGAGCTTTGAAAGCACTTTGAGCGAGGCTATCGATAAACCATTGTACTCCTTGACTAAGGGCGTCGATTCGATCATCGTGTTTAATAGCACCCTTTTCTCTGCACATACGGGACATCTGATATCCGAGCATATACTCCAGTCGTTTCTCAGGAGGTGCTTCAGGATTGGAACTATAGTCATATTCAAAGATCTTCGGATCAATAATTAGTTTGTGTTGATTCATCACCGGCTCTAAAGTGTCGATGATTCTTTCTTCTTTACGGACAGTTGCTCGGACTTCTTCTGTAGAGAAGCTAGCTCCCATCTGTTGAATGTGTCTATTAAATAGTTCGCAGATCATTCCATCACCGAAATTAGATTCGACTAGGAGGCGAGATGCTTTGTATTTTTTACCTAGGCGAACGATATCGGAGAGAGTTGCATCGCTATAACCATCTCTGAAGGCTTTCATATCTCTTACGAAGACATACCCATTAGCTTGAGATAGAACAACAGCAACAGTCTCATCTGAGCCACGTCCAGAAGGGTCTACAGAGACGATTGTCTCCTGATAGTCACACATACCCTCATCAATGAACATAGGCCCGTAGAAGCGATCTCCGGGCAGTCCTACGGGGTTTAGATCTTTGATCATGTATCTAGGATCAGCAGACCAGGCATATCGTTCTGCACATTCATTACCTAAGGAGGTAACGATTAGGTCTTGGAACTTAAGGGGGAACTTCTCAGCATCAGACAAGCTAGTGTCGAGCATGAATTGAAGTTGGAAGTTAGAGCGACCCATAGCGGCCTCTCTTTCCATAAGATCTAGGTCACTAAATCTGGTGTCGGTGGGTGTCCCTCTCTCCACTCCTTTCTCAAGGTCTGCAACCAGTTGGGGTGCAAGGAGACCCTCGTATCCGCTATCACTCTTGGGGTAACGGGCCGGCCAGACGAAAGGTCTATAGGACCGCTCAGCCAGTTTTCTGTAGACCGTGAATGTTGTCTGTGGTGTACCAAGGAAGAGAATTCTAGAGTCGTCATCAGGTGTAAGGATTGATTCAGCTTCAGTTACAAGTTGGAGAAGCTTCTGACGTTGCATGTCCGTGGCGGCATTGGATGGTACTTCCACATCGTCAAAAACCATTAAATGGGCACGACTCCCAGTCATCTGTCCTGTAATGCCGACAGACTTGACACTCGGTGCCTGGTGAGGTTTGGCAGGACCAACGTCGAAGGAGATACGTGACCATCGCTGATCGGAGTCTTTGGGTCCAAGGTGGTTCAGCCATGAGATATCAAGGATTAATTTTTGACAGAAAATAGAGAAGTTATCTGCTCTTTCTTTAGAAGCTGAGATAACCATGATCTTTTTATCAGGGTCATTGTAGAGTGTCCAAAGTACGAAGGCAGCTGTAATCCAAGACTTTCCAACTCCTCGGAAGGCACTAATCTGTAATCGTTTGGGTCCATTTTGTAGATAGTCAGCTATAGATAACTGAGCGCGAGTTGGGCGGGGTAGATTTAATTCTTGCCAGACGAGTGTTAGAAAGACTTTAAAGTCACCCTTCATCCTCTGGTCTAGTTCATTTAAGTCCATTCATTATCACTAATTATATCCCTAGAAAGTTTCTAGCAGAATCTACGATAATAGATAGGGGATTAGTTTCAACAGCAGGAGTGGCTTTAACAGGAGGACCTTGTTTAATCTGGGGGATATTTAAGATTGTTTGTTCTGGTTGGGGAGGTAGGACTCCATACGCTTTAAACACTTGTTCAGCAGCTCGACGTCGACGTTCTGTATGAGGAACACCTGGCCTAAAATAGCCCTTACCTTCCTGAGCAGAACCCGTATAGTATTGAGCGTATTCAGCAGGGGAAAGATTCTGTGGAGCTCGTTCTAGGTTTTGAGTCCAGCCGATAAGGGAGCGTCCTTGCTGATCAAACTTGCCTGCATATTCATCAGCAAAGTATTGCAGTTGCCACTCAGGCGAATTAACATCAACCCCTTGAGATAAAGCTTGAGAGCGTTGCAGGTCATAAGGTATACGACGAGTGCCTGTGTATTGAGATAACCCTCTACCAGCTCCGGCTACCTTTTCAACAACATCTAAGTTTTGAAGAGTTGGATCACCTGTTTCAACCATCCAGGAGCCAATTAGACCAGAAGCTTGTTGTGGTGACATCTTGGGGATCTTGCCACCACTCATCTGATTGATTTTATTTGAGGTAAGAGTGTTAAACAAATAGTCAGTGTTCCTGTTCCTCTTGAATTCCATTTTTATAAGACAAAGAAATTATATCTAAGCCCTCAACTTCGGAGGGAGTGGATGTAAACGTAGGAGCCGTGAGCGTCGGCTCTGGGGGCCTGTGAGGGGCGATAGCCTTCTCTAAGGCTGCATCTACCTTGGCATCTATGTAACGCTCTTCTAGGCCCCATAACCAGCCTTTCAGGAAAAAGGCCAGAGGGCCGGGTAATTTCTTATCCAGCCATCTAGCAATGTCCCGAAACTCATTGAGTCGGAACTTAATCATTACTTTTTCTTTTTAGGAAATCCTTTCTTCATTGCTGAATAGGCCTTAGCCGATACAGTTGATTTCTTTTTAGAGCGAGACGTACCAGCCTTCTTACGCTTGTTAATATTGCGGTAAAGACTCATTTTTTCTTTTTACCTTTCTTTTTAGTAGGGGGGCGGCCCACCTTTGATCCATATGTACCTTTACCGTTTGGCATTAGCGTGACACCTTGCCGAAGGAAGTAGCAGTCACTGCATGGGAATCCTTAGTCACAGTAGACAGGATTGCCAAAACATCAGAAACTGTAGAGGCTGTAGTAACAGCAGTCAGGGCGGTTACGGCAGTAGAAGTGAGGACATATGATCCACCTTTTTTACGCTCAGTAGAGAACGTAGTAGCTGGGCGGACGACAGCTGTAAATACTTCAGCAGACATTTAATCTTTAGAGATAAGGTTATCAAGTTTGGATTCGATTCGGACCATATGATCTTCGAACCGAGTGAGGATTAGAGAGACTTCTTCTCTAGGGATATACTTCTCCGCGACACGTAATTCAATTTGATTTACACGGGTATTAATTCGAGAAGCAAACACACCTAATCCTGTTGAAACGGCGATGCCTATAGCAACAGCGGCCTCTAACATATTAATTAAGCTATTTGTGATTGCATAAAGACGTCAACATGCATGGATCCCTTCGCTTGATTGCAGGGACGACAAGCCGTCACCAGATTGTCGGCAGTATCACCCCCACCTTTGGATTTAGGGCGAATATGGTCTACCGTTAAATTTTCAGAGGATCCACAGTACACACACATATAACCATCCCGAGCCTTAATATTTTCTCTGAATAGACGCTTAGCATCGCTAGAACGAAAGCAGAGAAGATCATGCATGAGGCTTCGGGGAGTATCCATTGGCTCATTTAATAAAATTACTTACGGGTTGATTTGCCGTTCTTACCATTCCGGCCTCGGTTTTTTGTTTTGTTTTCAGCCACCATGCGGCCACTCTTGGTGTGGCTCATGTCAGGCCCACCTTTACCAGCGATGCCCCGTTTCTTGCGTTCTTTCCAACGCTCAGCAGCTTCTTTGTTGTGCTTACGTTTAGTAGCTGTATCTCCAGCCTTGGAGCCCATCATCTTTTTGCTGTAGGCGCGATCATATGCACGCTTCTTAGCTGCAGCTTTTGGGCTCTTCTTATAAGCTCGGCTAGATTTAGATCCTCCAGCATGTGCCATTAGATGTGCTCCTGAACATCTTCAAAGTTCAGCTCAGGAATCAGACCAGCAAGGCTGGCCAAGGGGCTACCCTCAAAAGCTACTCCCGTGATGTCATTTTTAGATAACCAATCAATGGCAGCTCTAAGATCAGCAGTGGATGCTTCACCTGATTTGATACGGGTAAGCAACTCTGTAGTTAGTAGTGAATGCAACTCATCAAATAGCTCTTCACCAGCTCTTTTAGTCATTGGTCACTCTCCTAATTTACGAAGGGTGCGAGTCAATAACTCGGTAGCTTTACGGATCTCGGCAACCTTCTCATCTTCCTTGCGAGAAGGCTTTAAGGTATCGATAAGGGATTTAGCTAATTGAGCAATTGAGTTTTCTTTGAGCTTTGAAGAAGCAATAACTTCAGAAGCAACAAAGGCAGCAAGGAAACCAATAGCTTCTAGGCTAAGTTTAACCCCAAGGATTTCAATCATTTTAATAATAAATAAAGTGTAATAATTTATGAGCTAGGTTGTATAAATACGCTTGCTACATTTCGACTCAAAGGGCGTCAATAGCTAGAAAATAACACGGCGGCAGATGTTATATTTAGCTAGACGATCGTCGTAACCGTTCCAACCCCCATTAATACGACGGCAAACAGCATCGAAGCCTTCAGTTTGTGCGATATGCAGTAAGTTATTTTCTATGATCCAGGTCTTAGCACTCATGAAGGGGTAAACATTACTGACGTAATCAACACCCTCCATTACTCTCGTGTCACCAACATCATTACAGAAACGCTGATAGTTGTAGCGACCTGTTAGTTGGAGAACACCAGCACCTTTATAGCGTGGTCCGTCACCTTGCTGATAATTACCTAGATCAGACCTACCTTCGTAGGCCCAACCATCAGCAATCTCCTTCATATATTTGAGATTACAAGTCTCATGAAGGATGTTAGCCATCAACATCCGAGTAGAAACAATACAAGTATCAAACTCAGTTTCTCTTAGAAGACGATTACAGTCATCTGCCTCTTGTTGTGTAAACAAGGAAGCAGAGTATCCTGTGAGTTGTTCAAAGATGTCTAAGGTAATGAGACCTTCAGGGGCCTCTGGGGCGTCCCTGTAGGCATCTATAAAGCAGTCTTGGGTGTAGTCATCAACTGATGCCCAAAGATACTCCCAAGCGGCATCCTGATGGGGTAGAGCAGAATAGTATTTAGCTGCATCAATTAGAAAAGACATCTGTCAATTGTATTTATAATTAAGACCAAGGAAGACCAGATGCTTTAGTAGGAGCTGCTTGCTCGTCAAGTTGTGTTTGAAGTGATGCTTCAATATTAGAAACAGTATCTTCGTTTTCTTCGTTAAGCTTTGCCTTTACCCAGCCCACAACTGTCTCTTCTGTGAGATCAGAAAAAGGTACAAGGGTTTCAGGCTTTTCAAAGCCAACCGAACCGTAAACTCCTGACTTATAAGTGTTGTCAGAAGCATTAACAGTAAAATGAGCGGTAAATACATAACCGTCAGCTGTTTCGCGGTCAAGTGAAGCGATGTTCCAAGTAGTGGTTGTAGCCATGATTGTCTATTTTAAATTAGGAGCCAGCAGTAATAGCTGCATTAAGTGGTGCAAGATCTTCTGTAGTCCAGTAATCTTTGGCGACCATAAGTTCAAGGTGCTCAACATTACGTGCAACTGTTGCTGTTTGATCAGCATTACGTGAATCAAGAGCCATCAGTTCAGTAATAACTGTGACGCTATCAA